GAACGAATTGCCCGGTTTACAGAAAGAGTGAGTATGGACTCAGATTCTGGATTATCTGCTAAATAAAGTGATAATTCTTCCATAAGTTCTTCATTCATTTAATTCACCGCCTCTTTCTGCGTTACTGCTGAGATAATATTTCAGAAATGATACCAGCCTTATTTGTTGAGGTCAGGGCATAGCCATTATCACTTGCAAGCTGTCTTAACTGTGGCACAGTCATATTAGACAGCTCACTTTCTGTGTATTTATGTGTTGATTCTTCTGATTCAACACTTGCTACAGACGGTGATTGGCTGTTCACATTGAGACTATGCCCGCTTATTCCCCCTTTGTGCCGATAACGATACCGCCATTAGCTTTCGGAGCAACCGGAACGAATATACCGGACGCTTTTGTCCATACTGCAACCGGATCCTGTGTAGCCCACATGGACAGTGTTACGAAAGAACGGTTTTCTTCCTGAATGAACTGTCTGTATTCAAGTTCCTCAGGCGTCACGCCCCAGAGTCCTGTACCGAAAGAACCGTTTGCATCTGCTTCATACAGAGTAAATACATCTTCTTTGAAGTATCTGCCTGTTTTAAGAGAACCATCTGCTTTTCTGAAGCGGAATTTCTCATCGCAACGATCAATTGTGATTGCGTATTCCTGCATAAGCAGATTTGCAAGTTCCTGTTTTGTCAGAAGACGTTTGTTATCTGCTCCCAGAACTGCTGTCTGCATAGCAGTGTTATTTCTCATGTAGTTAATCATTTTGAGAGAAGTAAGGGCTTTATTAACTACATAACCATTGTCTTCTGCTACGGTCACCATCTTTTGGATATCTCCCATGATATCTGCTTCTGGTGTAGCCCAGTTGGTAAGTGTTACTTTTGCAGTTGTTGGAACGCCATAGTCGATTCCCATATCAACATGGTTTTCTTTGACTGTTACAGCACCAGTAGAAAGGAACTGTCCTTTCATAACATTTGCTCTTGCAACAACGCTTTCGAACAGGTTAGCTGCATCGTCAAATACAAAGTTTTTCAGTGCTTCGTTGTCCGGCACACCATTTTCGATTGCCTGACGTAATCTTTCAGACTGATTGATTTTTCTCTTAATGAAGAGTTTTTCAGTCAGTACTTTTTCGAATCCTGGTCTTGTACCGATTTCTGCTTCAGTATCAAGGGCATGAACAAACGCTACTTCTGGAAGTCTCTGTCCAGACATAAGTCTGTAATATTCGGCTTTCAGATACTGTGTTTTTGTATCTGGAAAAATGGTATCAAGGATACCAGGTCTTTTTACATCAAAACTCTGTGAGAAATTAAGTCTCTCTTCCTCTGGGATGGATTCTAAAACATTAAATGGCATTTGTTATACCTCCTTAATATACTGGATCTTCTGTGACTACAAAAACAATTCCAGAATTCTCAAGTTCTGTTTTTGCAGTTGTATCAACTGTTACCGGGAGTCTTTTTTCAAGAACACGACCTGCAACAATCACAGAAATCGGTCTCTTAGCATCATCTGTCATATCAACATCTTCAAACACAATGCCGATTGCGCCTGTTGCATTTGTCGGATATACAGAACCTGCTTTGATAATTTTCTTAGTTCCAACTGTTTCAGCATTTGTCTGATCTGCTGTGTAAGTTTTGAGTACTAATCCAACCTCAGATTCAAGGATGTTAGGTCTGGATTCATACTGCTCAGTTTTCATAAAAGCCATGTCTTTTTCTCCTTTACTAAAATTAAATATTTACCGGGGCATTATCATCTGCCGCCTTGGCTTCTTGATTCATTCTTGCTGAGTATGCTTTTGCATATTCAGATGCTTCACTTTTCTTTGTCTCTTTACCGCCACCAGCTCCACCACCTGGATTAGGTGTGTTTTCAAGGACTTTTTTTTCCCATGCAGCTTTTGCAGTATCGAGAGTTGTTTTATTTACCTCGGAAATTCCATCAACAAAAGTCTGAGCTTCTTTGAGTGCATCTTCTGCATTCATATTGGAAAATGCTTTGATTGCTGCTACGTAGGCATCACCTTGCATTCCTGCATTAGCAAAAATAGAAGTGATTTTTCCTGTCAGAGCTTCTTTCTGAGAATTTGCGAGCGCAGATTCAAGATCAGAAATTCTTTTCTCGTTTGCAGCTTTTTCTTTCTGACGTTCAAGTTCTGCTTTTTCTGCATCAGTCATGTTTTGCTGTTTCAGCTCATCAAGTTCTTTTTGCAGTGCTTCTGCCTTATCAGCTTTTTCTTTAAGGGAAGTGTTTTTGTCTTTTTCCTTTTTTACTTCTCCTGTGACGGAATCAAGATATTTGGTCACCTGTTCATCAGATGGTTCCTCAATTCCCATACCGATAAGTACTTGTTTTGCCTGTTCTCTTGTCATGAAATCTCCTTTCTTCCAGATCATCACACTTTTTTCACACGGTTCGCTCCGCATATGACCTGCACCCGATTTACGCTCACGGGCTGTTGCAATATTTTTGAGTATTAAAAAAGGAATCTCAGTTTCCCAAGATTCCTTAAATAATTAATGTAAAAACGTTTATTCTTCGTCAGTGGAAGAAATTGTTGCTGATTGATTTCGAATTGATTTCTGACTAAAATCTTTAATCAATTCTTGCGCTTTCTGCATTTCTGCGTCTGGGTTTGCCAGCTCAGGATAAACAGTTCCAAGATATGGTAAACTCATTTCATATACCTTTTGCGGATCGCTGAATAATCCGCAAGTAATCAGCGCAATAAGCGGATGAATTTTATTTTTGAACAGATAATCAAGTGCCTGTGCTTTAACAAGCATATTATCTGTCGGGTTTCTGGTGATTTTGACATCAAAATCTCTGGTAGAAATCTTGATATCATTGGATGTTTTGCGAATGATGCTGAGAATAATTCTGGCAGATGCTTTTTCCGCTTCTTTTGTGAACGCTTCGACAAGTTTTGCATCTCGTTCTGCGAAATCCCATCCATTACGTAGATATACTGCGTTACCGGTATCACCGCCGGTATTACTCTGGCGATTTGGCATTGCTTCCACAATCAGCATATTATTGTAAATGTCGTCTTTAGCAACTTGGCTCTCCGACTGGTTTAATTCCGCAGTCATCAAGTCAACATCTGACTGAACACCGTTTCCAGCATCTTTTACAGATATTGCTCCTAGCTTGACCATTTTCAAAAATTCATTCTCGTCAATTTCACAGTTTTTGAATTTCATAAATGCTTGAACAAACTGTTCAACACCGTTTAATCTATCCGACTGATACTTGTTGATCGCATCAAATGCTGTAATTGCAATTTCGACATCAGATAAGCGGTCGTGGTTGTTCGGATATTCAACAATGGGGATTCCTCCAAAGCCATTAATGCCGCTGACGGTTACTTGTCCGTTCTTTATCTTGAAATATTGATTTGAAGAATAGCAAAGGTAATATTGCTGATTCTCTTCATCTTTCAATATTTGAACAGATAACATTGCTTTTCCTGTGTTTCTGGAATAAACAATATAAACATCTCCCGGATACGGAATAAAAATTCTAAATGGTGGTAAATCACGGTCTTTTGTCCAATCGTCTTCTCGTAGAATTGCCTTGTATGCAGTTCCTACAGCACTCTGGTATATTCCAAGCTGAATATTTCGGGCATCCGCATTTGCTTCATCCAGATAATCATTCAGCAGATCGACCTGTTCATTTATCTTTTTATCTGCTTTTTTCTTTTTGCAGACATATTGAATAGGTTCTCCATATATTTGTCCTGCCTTAAACTTGACAACTTCCAGAGCGTGATTTTCGACAACTCTGTTATTTACTTCCGGTCTCACAAGCTTTTCCCGATATAAGATTGGTTGGTCGCCTTTGTAGTACCGATAAAGATAATTAATCATCATTCTGTTTCGATTATGTGTACCAATCGTATCAGATAGAACTTGAACAACATTTTCGGTAGTAATTTGAGCTACGCCAGTGTAGGCAGTTTTTCTGCCAAAATCGCCTTGGCATAGGTCAACAAAATTACTTTTGTTTCTTCCCACTGCATATACCTCCTGTTTTTGAGCATGAAAAAAGCACCGAGTTTTCACCCGATGCTTCATACATTTACATCATATATTATACATAATCGGAAAGTTATATTCAGTAAGAAAAAGTGTTAACTTTTGAAATCAAGCATTTCTTTTACGTAATTTACTGCTTTCCCGTGGAATTGTTTAATATATTCTTCGCTGTATTCCATTTCATCTGCAATAACAGTTAGCTTTTTTCCCTCTATATATCGTTTGTACAAAAAATCATAATATTGGGGATTTTTCACGGATTCTATAACATCTATAAGTTTCTGTTTTTTCTCTATAAGTTCTACCACATCATCAGCCAGTTCACGCTGTGCGTCCACCAGTTTTGCTATGGTATCGCCTATTTTATCTTGGCTTCCTGAAGTTTGAACGCGTTCAATGCCATACGTCGAAGCACTAATGCTAGTAGCAAGCAATTTTAAGTGTTCGATTTCTTCCAGTTTGTTATTTATAATTTTTTCGTATCGTTGAATTTGATTCAGATACTCCTTTATATCCATACTATCTCCTTCCCCAAAATGGATTCTGCATTGCCGTTGCTTTACCACCTAATGGATTTTGTATGTACTCAGCCATCATAGCCAAAGAATCGATTCCGTCATCATGTGGTACTTTTGCCCTAGTAGTGTACGTAGTTACATTAGCCATAAATAATCCGTAATCAGACTTTGCTTTGTACTGACTTGGATGCAGAAAATAAAAATGTTTTGCTATATAGTCCGAATTTACAAGAATCTTTGTTTCTTTATTTGCCGACGTTGGTTTTGTCTCAATTTCAGCTCTGCACTTTCCGGTAATCATTTTCTGGATATTGTGTGCCACACGGTTTCCAACATTATTTGATTCGAAACGAATCTTATGTGGGTTATGTCTTATCAAAATATCTGCTGTCTTTCTATCCAAAATGTCATAGTCTGTAGTATCATCAAACACCACATCAGGAAAGAAGAATTTATCTCCGTATTGGTATGCAATCGGTAATGATTCGAAGTCAGTTCCTTTATCTTTTGTATCACATATCGCCCATATTGCATCTGCATCTTTATCTGGAATGATGATGTATTCATCCGCGCATTCATCCGGCACGTCTTCTTTACTGAAAAAGAATCGTTTTAATTTATCCGGCGGTAATAATAACCCCTCACGTTCTACCGGTTGTTGCTGATAAAGACAGTTGTAAGAAATTTCATCCATGGATTCTTTAGCATCATTGAAATATTTCTCTGAGAATCCATTTACCGTAAATAGGAAATTACTTTTGCCGTTCTCATCAAGAGCCGGCACTGCAATAAACCTTGCCCGTGGGTTTCCGGCATATAGTTGTTGCAATTTCCCGATAGGGTCATGTACTGACCATCTGGTGGCAATATAAAACTCTTTGCATCCCTCAAGTCTACGGGAACGCAAATCATTTACCACTTTTGTCCATAAGGTATCAAGTCGGTTCTTATTCAAAGCTTCTTCAATACCAGACACAAGGTCATCAGCAGTAAGGAATCTATTGCATCTAGTGGCACCAGTCAAAGAGCCATCAATAGAGCGAAATGTCCATGTCTTAAATCGTCCGTTTCTTTCGAGATTGACTGTAGTTTCCTTTGCATTTGTTCCTTGGATTTCTACGTTAGGGAATATCTCATGCCACGTGTATTCCACGGGATCATTGATAATTTCCAGAACACCATCATAAAGGGAACGTGTCAGAATGCTACTGTGTGCCGAAGACAGGTTAAAGTCATTCGGGAACCATCCACCTACCAATGATAAAAAGAAATCTTCCAGAGTACTCTTTCCACAACCCGGAGGTACGCTTAATGCAAATATATCTAATTTGTCATCCATCAGGTCTTGCAGTGAACCTATGATGTTATGCTGTAAGAACACATTTCTTCGTGGTTCGTAGAATCGTTCTTTCGGGATTCGGTTCTTTTCAAGGTAAAGGAGCCCGCTGTCAACCTGATAGTTCTGTGCTTCCAACAACAAATACTGCCAGTACACATCGTCAAATGAACCACTTCCTGTAACTGCCGCCTTTTTCGCAGCTTTATTATGAGCGTACCGACTGACTTTCATTGCCATGTTCCGTGCATCTGGATTATCCTTGAAAGGAAGGTCAATATTCATATTTAACAGCAGATCAAGGCAATCTTTTTGGTTTTGATAGACCGTCATATCGCTATTAATGATTTGATTTAAAATTGCCCGATACCATTCAAGCGAGCCTTCTGTGAATTTTTGCATAAAAATAGAGCCAGACCTCCTTTCTTCTTAGGATTTAGTCTGGCTCTCATGTGGCTCTCTGACTGGTTTACTTATTTATTTACGTAAAAATATTTTCAATTACTTTCCATTCTGCGAATACTGCCATAAACAGTAATGGTACTGCCGAAAATCCCCAATGATTTTCAATCATCATTTGAATTGTGGCTATCAAATAATCTGCTACCCATTTGAATATTATGAAATTCGCAATTATCCAACATATTTTTCTGATTTTGTTCATTTGGTCACGCTTTCTTTACTGGCCATTCAAAGCCAAAATCTGAACGTTTGATTTTGCATTGTGGGCTTCCATCTTTCCAGAAAACTAATCCCTCTATTTCGTGTTCGGAAAGATATTTCTTGATTCCCTCAAATGTTCTCTCGACTTCAACGATTTCTTTGCCATGTTGAACAAGTTTATCACAATCCATATTGTACGGATTTCCGCAGAAATGTTTTCCTATTGCTTCGTATGTTCCGTCAGCTAGATAAATTGTTACATTTCCTTTTATCGGACTATACGCTTTCAAAAACCACTTATCAGACGGATTATTCTCATCAACCTTTACCCATCCCGACCAGTGACCTGTAATGGAATCTGGTTTGCAACAAGGAATAAATCCCTCTGGTGGTATCTTGCCTTTCTTGCAGTCATATCTTTTATAATATTCTCCGTCAATTACTGCACAGCAAGAACCATCGTATTTGACTGTTGCAATTCCTTCTCCTTTAAGTACCCATTCCATACCCGGATGCACTTTTGGAAGAACCTTTACAACCTTGTGGTCTTTGAATTCTCGCTCAAATAATGTTGGTATCTTTTTCATTTACTCACCTCACAATACTTCTAAGTGAATCCCACCACTCATCTTTTTCTTTTATATCTTCTTCTCGTTTATATTGAATTTTTATTTTATATAGTCCAGAATCAGATACGTGTGGCTCAACATGTAAGAATTTGAATTTCTTTTTAAGATATCCTATTTCAAAAACACATTCTTTTGGAAAATCAGTATAAAGTGTGACAAATTCTACAAAAATAATTCTCTTATCTTTTTCATGGTACACATCAATATTTGCCAACGCATCGACAACTTTTTTGTCTTTAGCAAAAATCTTTATTGGAAAATTTACTACAAAATATTTGCTCATACATTAACCTCAATCTGGAATACCTAATTGTTTGTAAGTAAATATAGCTGTGTACTTCTTCCCGCATTTGTAGCAAGTTTCTGTAATAGTGCAAGTTTTTTCTTTGTCGTTACATTTCGATTCTGTATCCGAACTTTTAAACTTGCAACCACCTGTTAAAAAGCATTTAATACGTTTTGTGTTCATCTTGTTCTCCTTGTAAAACTTTTCTGATGCAATCCTCAACAAGTATAAAGTCTTTATATGACATACGCATCTCACAATTGTAAAAATGCTTTCCAATTTCATTTACAATTAATTTATAGATTCGAAGTCTGGTTTCTTCCGAAAGTTCGTCCAGTTCCATAGGTCTAGTCTTTTGAAGTGCTTCCGCATCGCTGCCGTCTGTTTCAATTTTTGAACACGCACAATCATAACAAGTATTCATACATTCACCTCGAACTCTTTCTTGCAGTTGCTACCCTTGCACTTCAATTTAAGATGCTGAATTTTTGTCTCTGGACTAATCAGAAGTGCTTTCTTCTCGCAAAAAGGACAGCAATACCACAGTTTGCCATTGATGTTCTTTATTAATGCCCGTCCGTCCCACGGCTCAGGTGGGTTCATTACCTGAGAAAAATCTATCCCCTCAGATTCAAATGCTGATTTAATGCTCATCTATATTTTCTTACTCCTTTTCGTCCTGCAACTCTGCGTATCATCGGAATTCCATGATTTTTTCTAAAATTATTTCGATTTATTTTATCCGGTGCAAATATTGTCCAGAATAATCTTTTCTTAGTATTTGAATTCATTTTAAAATTTATAGTGAATGATTCGTATTCACTGAAATTCGGTAAATCGTCATTATAATCAGGTGGTATGTGTTCTGGAACGTTTGCTATTTCGGTAATCGGACAGTACTCACCATCTGGCTTTTTAAGAAAGTACTGTTTTTCGTCTTTTTCGCCCATATCAACTCACCCCATGAACCTTTCTTAGATTTGCATAATATCGGTCAACTATTACGTCCAATGCAGTCTGAAGCTGATTGATTGTGATGCAATCGGACTGATGCTGCCTGTGATATTTTGCAATTTCTACAGATTCGTCATAAAATGGCGTATCTGCCTTTTCGTCCACCTGTCTTTTTAACTCATTGTTATAAGCACACATTTTATCCAGTTCAGCCTGAAGCTCGTTGATTTTATTATCCTTGTCTAAAATCTCATGTTGCTTTGTTTCTCTCTCATCGGCCAAACGAACAACTTCTTCTTTCAACTGATCTACTGTCTATGTTGCCATGTCTTCAATTCTCATAACTGCCTCCCTTAGATTTTGGTAAACGTTTCCATATCATAGTTATCCCGGATATAATCTACACATTCAGATAATTTCTCTTTTAGAAATTGGTCTTTTGCGATGTCTGGATGCAAGGTATATAACATGCAACTGTTTTCTTTTCCGTCTTTCTGAAACTTCTTCCAGTCAAAAGTCATTGTGAACAATGGAATCCTCGTGAGATTTTTTGTCTTGTGTCTTATATAGAGATTGCAGAGTTTCTTAATCATGGCATCTTCTCCTATCTTGTAGACCACGTAACTATTTTATTCTTGCACTGTGGGCATATGATATATTTCTGCTTACGTCCACGTCCAGATGGCATATTTGTAGAAAACATTTTTTCTATGCATTCTTCTTTAACATCTTCTTTTTCATCGTACTGCAACACTGCTCCGCATTTTCCGCAATTTATTCTTTTTAATGTTCCAGGAACTAAAATTTTAATCATTTTATATCACCACATTCCTCTATTAGTGCTTGACTCTCCAAGAAAGTTAGGTTGACAATCTTTTTTATCAAGTAATGTGGCCTTTGCGTTATAAATCGTCTTAATCCTATCAGATTCGAGACAAAATTCACTATTAAATTCAGTTTTGCAGTTTGTACAAATCCATTCTGCATCAGTTCTCAAACCTGCAGCATCTACGTCGCCGCCAAAGATATCCACTCCTGTATTGATTACCGTTCCTCCACAAAGTGGACATTTACGTTTATCTCGTAACAATAAATCATTTTCCATAATCTCATTTCTCCCTGTCTTCCCTATGTTTCATCTGGCACTCAATCATCTTCGCTACATTCTCACGTTCTTGTTTTATTCCATGTCCTTGACGAAACAACTCGCATTCGAGAATATTTCCGCACTTGGAACATTCATCGTTGATTTCTTTACCTGCTATTCGCATTTCCATCCATCCTGTACCATTCTAGGCTTGTATATTTTCTCGGTGTATCCCTCACCGTTACATAAGTCGCAAGTGACTTTTATTTCTTTGTAATCATCGCAACACTCCCAGTATTGTGCACAATTTACTCTTTTGATAGTAGTTCCACTTCCACCGCACTTCGGGCATCTATAAATTTTATTTCCTTGTATTAGATTTACAAGGTCATTAAGAGTTGTTTCTCCACCGTATACATTTCTCAGACGTATCACTTCATGAATTTTCATTCTTTACTCCCTCCCAACATTCACAGATATCATCAAGACATCTAAAATCTGCGCAATGTTCACTGTCACCATTACAGCAAACGCCTTCGTATGTCGCGTACCATTTACATGTACAACAATAATCTTTTTCTTCCATAATCCACCTCTCTAAACAAAAATTCCAGCACACGGACTTGAACCGTAACTAGCCACCCAACGTGGAGTGCTGGAAACCAAACTATACCTTAGGAGTAATTTATTCCTACGATGGCAATTCGTAGGAGTTGAAAAGGGAAGATTCGAACTTCCATGTACATCCCATGTCCAAAGACACATGCTCACCCCATTACGATGTACTATCCTCTGCGTCTGCCTTTCTATTGTATCAGATTCATCACTGTCAATAGTTCCGCCACTTTTCAATCAGAGCATTATCACTCAATGCATCAAACGTCCATATAGGAGGGGATTTCCACCCTTTTACTCTCATGCCGCCGGCTAAGGTCACCTAAGTTGTGGGTTCAAACCTATGCTACCACAATAGCGTCTACGTATTCCGCCACTATATGGAATCGGAAAGGCAGGAATCGAACCTGCGACACATAGCTTACAAGGCCATTGCTCTACCACTGATCTACATTCCATCATGCTTTTCGGTCCGGACACCAGACAACAGGATAAGCAATAACCTTTTCTCATGAGATAAATTCAGCCGAATCATAGACCGCCTGTATACAGACAGCATAATTCCGACCAAATTAATTGCAGGAGA